TTTTCTGCTCTTCCCACTGCATCTAATAATATTTGTGGTCTTGGTGTGGGTAAAGCTATCGATTGATCATCTCCACCAGTGTAAACACCAGAATCATCTGTTTGATAATCAGAAACATCATCGTCAAAACTAAAACCATCATCATCATCGTTGTTGTTGCCACCACTAAAATTGTTGCCACTATCTTGATCGTCAACAAAACTGTCTATCTCACCACCAGAAAAGAAGTTCTGTACTTCTCCACCATCGTCAAATGTTCTTGGTAAGCCACCCAGCAACTGTTCACTACCTGGCATAAACCCATCATTGAATATCTGTTGGTCTAACGTTCTAATCATATCAGGGTTAGGACCACCTCGTAAACCCATTGGTTCTCTTTTAACTGGCTCTTGGAAAATGCTTTGTCTTAATATGCCGTCTTTGTCTCTCATAGGCTGTCCAAGTCCTTGCATCTGAAACGGAGCAACAGGTCTTTGCATTATAGGATTGAAAGGCTGTAAAAGTGGCTCTGCGACTTCCATCTTTGGTCTTGATAAATCTTGAGGTGGCTCGAATATCGTAGGCTCTAAAAATGTCTTTAAGCCACCACTATTGTCTAAATTAAAACGTTGACTCGCCATCTGCTGAATTTCTTGGATAAATGGCTCTACTTGCGTATTATTTATCTGATTTGATAAAAAATCTCCGTAACTATCTAATGGATTACCTGCTACACCGCCTTGGTGCATCCCAACAGGTGCAAATATGTTAACATTGTCCGCTAAAGAAGTCATGGGAGCTGGTGTAGAGAGCCCAACCCCCATTCCACTTGGAGAAAACATGTCAGTCTTGGGTAATGTACCTAAAAAATTCTTAAAATTGTTCCTGCTCTCTACAGATGTGTCTAAACTCACCTGTGGTGGCTGACTAGGGGCAGGTGGTGTCGGCATCATACCACCAAGAGGTCCATTTGCCATGCGTTTCTCCACAAAAAACTAGTTTATGTGCAGATACTATATGATTATTTTATTTTTGACAACAGAAAGCCCATTTCTTTGTCACTTTGTGCCAAAATTTTAGATGCTAACTCAGATACCTGCGATTGTAACTCACCATTATTCGTCATATCACGCTTGATTTTGTTCCTTAATGCCTCAATCCTATCAAAATCCCACTTTGTTAACGGCTCCTTGTACTCCTTAACGTCATTAAACGCCTTGTCTGCCTCTCCAGCCTCCTTGTTTTGTAAAAATTGTATCGCCATGTGTACAGAAACTGGCATTCTCTGCGTCCCATACTCATAATGACACCATGTTCGTAAACTTAAACCTAATTTTTTGGATATTTTGTCCTGGGTTAAGTTTAAATCCTTGCGTAACTTGTATACATCACTCCCTGATAAGTCTGCATACCCGTGGTCAACTCTTTTCATTGGCTTTCCTCTCATCTATGTTAACTAAAAGATCGTTTTTCTTCATGTCTGTAATTAATTCTTCCGTAGTTCCGTAACGATACGCCATGCCATTCCAATCGCAACACGCATTAGCTACGTTCTTAAGCAGCAGAGGCATGTCTAATTTTGTATAAAAGAATGTCTTTCCCACTTCACGCATAAGATGCTCGTCATTCGTAGCTTTAAACTCTCTCATTGGCGGTACTCGAAATCTATATGTTGTCATTCGTGCCTCTTTCGGCACTAAATATAGTAATCTTTACACAAAAGTGCAAGAATTTTTTTGTAAAATTTTTTTTGGGGTCGTGTTTTAAAAACATGGGGGGCGTTTGAGTAAAACTTGGTGTAGAGATTTTTTGCTAAAATTATATAAATTTGTTGGGGGACTATGGGTATAGTCCCCGTTAAATTTAACAACAAAAAAGATAAGGCAATTAATTTAATTGCCTTATACGTTCTTGTAAATCTGCAAGTGTTTGATTGTCTAAGTTTTCAATTAAAGAACTTGAACCACGTTCTTCATTGTTATTAATGAATGTTATATTATTACTAGGTCTATTAACATTAACACTTGTTAATATTTCATAACCATTATTAGAATAGTTTTGGCTTGTACCATATCGAGTACCATATTCTTGTTGGTTATGAGTAACAACAAAAGGTTCATAATTTTCATTTTGTCTTATTTCCGCAATTGTTCGTCTTACTGAATTAGCACAACTAATATTGCAATGTGCCATTATGTCTTGCGTTGAACGTCCACCTTCAACCCTGCAAAAATCCCATAGTCTGGACTTAATGGTATTTGCTGAACGTCCTATATAAGAAGGACTTGTTAGTTGTTCTTGAACTGTATTAGCTTTAAATCTATTTTGTAAGCTATGGTCTATAATGTTAGTAATAAACCTAGACCATGTAATAAGCTTTTTATATTCCATAGTTCCAGAATGAGACCTAAACTCTAAAGTCTTTTTTGAACTGTAATGATTAACACTAATTGCAGAATATTTTTCGACTGAACCGTTACCTTTAAATAATCGTCCTAGGTTTTGCAATGTTGGATTAGCATTTTTTATTTGAGTATGTGACGCTGGATATTTGCAAAAGTAAGCATCACGTCTTGAACGTGCTATTGTAGAACCAAAAAAGTCTATATGTTTACTAATTCTATATCCCACGTCCTTAACTACATCTAGCGGCAATTGAACGCTAGGTCTAGTATCAAATAAAGCGTTTAGATTATTAGCATTGTTTAGATAGTGCCCTAAACCAGAATATTCATTTTTAAGTTGAATTGACTTTAAAGTAAATTGTTCATTAGTTAAGTCTGGTCTTATTGGCAATGTGCTAACGTGCATATGAACTGAACAATCAGTATTAATATAACTATTGTTAGAACTTAATAACTTAAGACAATCTTTTAAATAATCCCATGCTACTTGACAATCTGCAAGAACTGGCAAGTCTTGTTCAATGTCAGCTCTAGAACCGTCTGGCTTATGGACTAGTCCTTTTATTGGACTATATGAATTTCTATTAATGTCATTCATATGTACATATGTTTTATTATTGTTTTTAACTTCTGGTTCAAAACCTAAAGCATATCTAGACTTAGAACCTATCTTTTGAAATAAAGCTTGCATTCTTAATTTCCCTTTTTTGTTGTTAACTTACATTTATTATATAGTAATGATTGCAATATTCAAGTGAATACGAACAATTTTCAAAAAAAAATCCAAAAAACCTTAAACCTATATATGTGGATAAGTTGTGGATAACCTATTGGGCAGATGCCCCTGGTGCCCGATGCCCGATGAACACGAACAATTGTTCGTATCCGTTCAGGAAAAAACCCCAGGCAAAGCTGGGGTTCTCGCCAAGGGTTAAGTTATCGCCAGTTAGAGCCCCCGTATTTTCGAAGGGAATTGAGGCTCTCTTCTGATGCTTTAAAGCTTTCAAGTATAGCTTCATCTATCATCTTATCGATATAGTCCCAGTTGCTTCTAGGATGAAAACCTTTTAAACCGTCCCTTATCGTGTGGACATAACTAGCGTTAGGTATGTTTAGACCCGACCAGTTCATTTTGTAAGCAAAGCCGTTATAGCTTTTAAAGTAGTCGCCATTCGTATTCTTTTCGTGAATGTATCCGTCTACTTCTATTTTCCTGTACAAGCTAGGAAAGCTTTCGAATCTATCTAGGGCTTTCTCACATTCTGGTGTAATTTCCCAGATAACTGCTGGGGCTTCACTATACCAAGCTGTTTCAATTTCTGGATAAGTAAACTTATCAATATCAGCTACGTTATTAAACTTGAGTCTAAAGTCATTTATATGACCAGCCCCAATAGCCCTAGCATTAGGGCACCTATGCTTCATAGCTTCTTTATTTGTATTTGCACCGTATGCAAAATATATCTTTTTCATTACTACCTCCTTAAAATGGTATTATTATTACGACTGCACAAGCTAACGCCCAAAAGGTGATTGCTGATGCTACGGTTATTACTATTTCTAAAAAGTCCATCTTATACTCCTTGGCTGTTTATATATATAGTAATCATTACTACTAATATGTCAACAGGTAATTAAACTTTTTTTTTACAGGCGGAATACCTGCTGCGACTTCGAACAATTGTTCGTACTGGTGCCGCTGCAGGTAGAACCAATAATACCTGTAGCCAAAACCAAGACAAAAAAAATCGGCAGCAGGTTGACCCGCTCCCGATTTTCCCGAACAATTTCCCGATTAGTCTTCGTTTACTCCTGCTAACTGGTTATTGCAGGTTATGTTTTCGCACTTCTGGCTGCTGGAAATTTCGTTCAATCCGTTCCAGCCTTGGTAATTATCACCATTGTCTTGCTTGTTACAATTATCCGAACAATACGCTTTTATGTCTGTAATGTCCCCGTTATCGTCTTCGATTATATGAATGTGTGCTGATGTATTAAACATATTCGGTCTCCCTGTATGCAACTTCCTCAAGAGCATACCAAGCTAAAGCGTTAAGTATCTGCGTATCCATTCCGTCAGTAACCGTTGCTTTGTCAGGGTGCCCGTGTATCGTATCGGCAATCTCGGAAATTAACGGGTTCATATCATTTAAACAGTTAAAGCCTTGAATCATTTTGTAAACATCTTCGCCTAAATCCTGGGCTTGTTCTTTAGCATAACCATAGATAGATTTAATATTATCTTTGGCAAATTTAACAGTTTCGTAATGATAAATAAAACCTGAGAATCCACCAGCAGCACCTCCTTTGGTTACGTCTTCCAGTGTTTGCTTGGTATCATCTTGGTCCATGTTAAGCTGCTTAATTACAGCCTCTTTCATATTTTCATAATTCATGTTTTTTCTCCTTGGCTGAATGAATATAATATATATAGTAATCATTACATTACTAATGTCAATAACTTTTTTTATTTTTTTTGGTGATGTCGTACCGACTCCTACATTACCGTTAGTATTAACCTGCTGCTATGAGTGCGAACAATTGTACGCTTTCAGGAGCTGCAGGTCCTGCTGCCACAGCGAGTCCCTGGTACACCTGCTGCCTGGTCCCTGAATACGAACAATTGTACGGATACAGCAGCCAGGGGACCTGACCCGAGCCCGACACAGCGGCTGCCTCCAGGGACCAGCAGCGTAACCTGCTGCCCGAACCCGAACAATTGTGCGACTGCAGCATTTATCAGCCCGATCAGCAGCCCGATCCGACCCGATCACCAGGGAGGACCTGCACTGACTCCGAACAATTCTTCGCATTCGTCCCTGGCTGGAGCCCGATGCTATGCCCGATCCGTTGCTGCTATAGGAATTGTTCGGTGACCTCGGCTGCCGACACGCCAAGTGTATTGCCCGATTATCCCACTTTTAGCTAGTTTTGCCTATCTTTTTTGGTTCTATATGGGAAACACTGGCTCTTTTCATGCGATTCTGTGCTAAGTCCTGTAGTTTCTTAAGTTCAGCCACTATTTGTTCCTTTGACATGCTATCAACTTTCTCATGTAGCACATGAGACTTGTTTATGAGCACACCAGAAGCCCGAAGGCGTAGTTCTTCAGCCCGAATAGCTTCACCATATCTTTCACGTTCTATAGCTTCGTTACGGATCTTTAACAGATCCCGAAGCGACTTATCAAGAGTGACCCCGAAGCGAGCCCGATTCTCCTCCTGCATCTCTTGCCATCGTTCCTGCACAACGGGATTACGCAACAACCTAACTGCATCAACTGAAGGATTGCTATAACCAGCTTGTCTCGCTGCGTTAGTTTGCGTCATATCCTTGTGCATAAAGTTATCAAGAAAATCTTGTTGTCTTTGCGTTAGTCTTTTAAGACCTTTATCACGTTGTTCCTTTGGTAAGTTTTGTCCTACTTTTGGCATTATGTATTCGCTCCATTTAATTGCGTTATTAGGGTAGGGGGAGAGGGGTTACTTACCCTCCCCCTATACCCCCTATAGGGGGGGAAGTACGGTAAGTTGGTAAGTACCAGTAAAATCAATGACTTAGCAGGCACAAAATACTTACCGAAGCCTTTGGTAACCTCGGTAAGTAACTCGTATTTATCTAATAAAATCAACAACTTACAACTTACCTTCAATTCTACTTACCGTGTAAGTTGGTAAGTTGGTAAGTAAATCGTCATAAATACGAACAATTTTTGGATCACTGGTGCATTTATACCAGTTGCCCATTTGCGTCTGTTTATAATTCATTGCGAACAATGCTTTATAGAATGCAAACTCACATTCAACGCAATCTGACTTCGAACAATTTTTATAGTGCAGCATGTCAATATCCAGATGCTGGG